GCTTTTACCACCCAGACCACACCCCGCCCCGGTAGTAAGTAATCTTCTATCGCACCCGCAATAATATCCCTCTCGTCATAAACGTCTGAGGAATACTCTAACGCCCTCTCAAGCATTTCAGAGACTTGCTTGCCAGCGGGGTCACGATCTAAATACCGCCTTCGGATGTCAGGCTTTGCCATCCTTGCAAACAATGCGCCCTTTAAAGTCTCCGTGTTTGACCACAAGATGTTAAACTTTTTCTCTCGACCAACCGCCACCATGTCCCGTCCCGCACGGTAACGGTCAATAACCTCATCGCCTTCCTTGCGCCACTCTTTCTCCGCATCATCCGCAGCGTTCAACTCAATGTCCCAATACCGGGCCATCCCTGCCGAACCCTGATAGTCGTCCATGCTTTCTATTTGTTCGCTCATATCGACTGCACCGAATTAAAGTTGTACTTACCTTCAGCCGTCGCAATAGCTTGAAGCGCCTCGTTTATATTTGTGTAACCCTCCGCATTGGCTCCCCATTCGGCACGATCCCAAACAGAATTATCCCATGCGCTTTGCATAGCATTCTTCCAAGCCAGGAACCGACCTGAGAACGAGCCTTGTGCAATATTGTTTTGGTCAAACAAGGCATTCCAATCGCCCATATAGGTATACGCAGTCCCCGTAAGATCACGGACGCTCTGTTGAACCATTGATTGATTGCTCATAGGCTAAACCTCCGAAAGAAGGCTTTTAAAAAATCTTGATATAAATCCCTCATATTGAAGTCACCGCGTTCCAGTTATTCCGACTCTTGGAAACTGCAAAGGCTTGCATGGCCTCGTTTATGTTCGTGTGGCTTGCGCTCAACTCACCATTGATCCACGCCAATAGCTTCTCGTTAAAGGTCACGCCGCCCGTAGAAGAATCGGCAAACTCTTTCATAAAGTCACCATTGAAATCCAGCGTTGTGCTTGTTGCACTCCGTATGCTGGCTTGTAAGTCAGATTGATTGGTCAAAACTCTGTCCTCTTTTCGTCAATGGTTTCAAACAACTCATTGATGGTTAGGGGTTCTGGTTTAATAAATTTTGGAACCCTCTTAATAGGCTCTGGCCTGTCTTCACGGTACGCCATACACATATACCGAAACGCATCTGAACTATGTGAAGTCCAATCATGCAGGGGCCGACTCTTTAAGGTCAAAAGCCGCTCGTCGTAATCTTCCCGATACTGCATCAAGCACTCTAGGAGATACTCACACTTGTCCGAATCAAAGTGCATAATCGGCAGTAATTCTCTAACCGCGTTGATTCCATCGTCTACTTTATGGGCTGGCACGATCTTCACGTTGCGCTTTTCTCGTCTGAGAACCTCAACCCTAGTAAGCCCCGTGCCTAATTCTCTCACCCTTGCATCATGGGGCAACCAATCTATATCCACGGGATAGTCGAGCGATTTGAGCCACTTCACATAATGCGGCAGAGGCTGGCTGTGGTTTTCGTAGTGGTTAATGACTCTGATCTCGTTCCCTACTTGCTGCCATAGAACGATGGCAAGGCTGTCTCCAATGCCTAAATCCCACGCACTAGACACAGGCAAGTCAGGGTCATATTCAACCTTTGCAATACGTCCCGCTTTCCTTGCATCGGATATAAGCGCGGCATAGTACGCACCGCCCGTTACAGACGCATACTCACCATCCCAGATATGTGATGCCTTCTCTGGGTCTTGAGAACGATCCCTGTCCATGTCGGCCTTTAGAGCCGCAGGGAACCACTTATTGTCCCGCCAGTTAGACTCAACAATAATCGAATCCTCTGGCGTATATCGTCTTAACAGCTTGTCAATCGGGTCTAACCTGGACACTGGATTCCAGCTAAACCACAACTCCGAACCGTCTGCCCGTATCGTAGGGGTTAATAAATCCAAGCTGCGCTGGCTTACGGTCTGGGCTTCCTCAAGCCACGCCACCTGTACGCCTTCTAGGGACTTAATCGACGCTGACGTTGAATTATGTAGCCCTCTAAAGATACACGTTGACCCTTGCGGCCCCCGTATCTCTTGCTCTGTAACATCAAACAAACTCTCCAGCCCGTGACGCAAGATAACGTCTTCAATAAGCTGTTTTACAGAGTCCTTGATGGAGTTCTGCACTTCCCTGAGACAAACGACCCGCTTGCCTTCTAACAACGCTATAACCGTCATCAAGCCAAAGAACCAAGACTTGCCCGAACCACGGCCACCCCATGCGCCTTTATATCTGGCTGGCTTTATCAGAGGCGAAAATACCTCTGGAAAATCAATCTTTAGATTTAACTGCATTTAACTGGACGTTTACAGATACACCGCCTTGATGCTCTTGAACGCTTGTCTCTTTCCAGCCCATTCGTGTCTTGGCCCAGAATATAGCCGCTGACGTGTCTCCGTTGACGGCCTTGTTGAATAGCGTGCCGCCTATCTTTGCATTGGCCTTTGTTGCCGCTGTGTCTAATTCCTTGCGGAAATGTTTTCTCAGCGTCTTGTCGTCAATGCCATCACGGAGAACCATTGCTATATTGGACTGCGGTATGCCCACCGCCGACATTTGTTCAACTAGCTTCCGCTCTTCGTCCGTTGGCTTAAACGTAGGCTTTGTGACCTTTTTAGGCGGCATCGGCCTTTATAGTCGGGAAAATCTCCCCGCTATCCTTTGGTTTTGGAGCGTGAAGGTCGGCGCTACCCCGCCGCTGTGCCGATGGAACGGCCATCGCTTGCTTTTCACGCTTTGGGTATGGCTTTGCCATATGTTCGACGCGGGACCGAATTTCGTCGTCGAGCGGCATAATATATCTATGTTTTAATGTAGGCAATTTTTTTGCGTTTGGGTCAACGTGTTCTTGCAACCATTTCACTTGCTGTTTCCAACCCTTCGAATGGACGCTCCGCGAGTGTATCGCCTTGCCTCGTATCATAAACCCGCCGTCGCCTTCAAACGTACCGACATATAACCAATTGCCCGCCTGATATATACCGCCGTGGTGCCCTCGTCCCATTGCGTCCGCAAATGATAAAACTAAACGGATGCCTGGGGAATGCTTTTTCATCATTTTAATAGCAATGGCCACCATACGACTTACGGGAGTGGAATGTGTGGTTAATGCAACGCGGGTTAATTCGACGACTTCGTGGGACTTACTTAACCCATATTTTGCGCCGTGTGTAGAATTTCCTCCCCCTAGACCAAACATGATTACGCCGACAAATACGCCATTTTCCCACGCGCCTATTTTAACAGACTTGCCAGCGGGCAATTGTTGAGAGTAATGCCAATTTTCGACAGCATACTTGGCCGCCTTATAAGTGGCCCAATCTAATTTTAATTCAGGTCGTGAACTCATGGCCGCACTCTGGACATTCAACGGGTTTCTTTTTATCGAGCCTGCCCTGGTCATCTTCTGTACCGGGCGCAAAGTCTAGGCCGTACATAATCGTTTCTAATTCATCAGCGTCAAAGCCTATTAAGGATAGGTCAAACCCTTCATTGTCTAAGGCTTTAAATTCCAAGGCTAACGTTAATTCATCCCAACCCGCATTTAATGCCAGCTTATTGTCTGCAATGACGTATGCCTTGCGTTGGTTTGGAGTCAGGTGCGCCAATTCAATGGTTGGCACTTTGTCTAAGCCTAATTTCCTTGCCGCTAGGACACGTCCATGTCCCGCTATGATGCCGCCCGTTTCGTCTATAAGCACAGGGTTATTGAACCCGAACTCCTTTATAGACGCGGCAATCTGAGCCACTTGAGCGTCATCGTGTGTCCGTGAGTTAGAAGCATAAGGGATTAACCCTGTAACCTCTTTGTCGATTACTTCCATATTTATCTCCGCTGGCCCTAAAGGGTGCTAAAGGTAAATTAAGCCTTGTCCCGCTCTGGTGTATCCCGGTTGAGGCATTGTTAAAACTCTTGCCATTTCTTGCTGTTGAATAATTGCGTCTGCAACTTCCTCTGGCCTTGCTATAGGTTGAGCAATAGGAAAATATTCTGGTTCGTCGCCGCCCATTATCGGGTCTGGCGGTAACACCCCGTCTTGCGTCACTAAATTCTGGTCTGGGTTTACTGGCTGCAACCCTAACGCATTTTCGATACTTTCCTCCCATGAAGGCGGGGCATCGAACAACCCCGCTATTCCTTCTATTGTATTATCAAGACCGCCATGCTGCCCAACAACGCCACTAGACCCTACCGTGTATGTTGGTGTAATTGCGCTCCCTGCCAAACCCCCTATTGGGCCACCAAACACACTTCCAACAACGCCCAATGGGTTTACTTCAACTGTACCCGCTGGCTGTGGTGTATCAATTCCCGCCATTGCTCTTGAAATATCTGGGCCAAAGACATCTCGCCCCGTTGCCTCGTAATCAATCCCAAATATATTTCCTAGCACCTCAATGGGTGCGGTTAGAATTGCACCCAACAAACTTGGCTCGCTGTCCTGCACATTATTAGGCGAATTAGGGTCTGGTATAGGGTCATCGAGCGGGTGCAGCATTGGGGAATCTGGCTGCATAGAGATTCCATAATCACCCTCTGGGCCGGGGTCAGGAGACAGCCCGTGGTCTACATCGTCTCCAAGCATAAACTCAGGCATACCCGTTATGGGGTTTATTGACCCGCCATCAGTCACCGCATCCAGTAACATGGCCTCTTGAGGATTAATATGAGCTAGGATGGTATCGCCACCCCTTCCCATACCCTGGAGAAGCGCAGCCATTTCACGGATTTGACCTTGCATGATTTTCTCATAAAAAAAGCCCCACGGACTGCGGGGCGGGTTCAATATATGGTGATGTAATTTATCTCAGCTTATCTTTTTGTACTACATTTGGTTGCAACTCTTCAACCTTTTTTTCGCCATCACAACAATCTAAGAGGGTATTCTTACAGACCGGGCAACTGTAGTGACCCCGTATCGGTTCTAAATACGAAGTATAAGCCCCGCACCAACCGCACTCTTTTTCATATCGCATAATGATCCGCTAGGTTATCTAAAACGATCCTTAACGCCCCCAATATTTCACGGACATCAACCTTTTGCTTTCCTAACCCTTTACTTACGGGTTTCTCTAATCCCACATAATCCCACAAATAATTGCTGCCAATCGAACCCACGGCCTTTAATGCTTCCTTAACTCGATTCCTAGCTTCCAGGGTTTTGACCGCAATGTGATCCGAAGCCATTACTCTCGCCACCTTTTCTAAATCCACGATT